ATGCCCCACCACGGCCCCAGCCTCTACCTGGTCGATGATGATGAACGCGAGATCGCCGGCACGCGCCGCGCCATCCGCCCGACGATGTCATCCGAGAGGATCGCCGCGATTGCGAACGAGCTTCGCGCGATGATGGGCGAGGCGACCTTTCTGCGCGAACGGCTGCCCGATGGGGAGATCAGGAGGCTCGATTAGGCGTGCGAGACGCTGCATCATCCTGCCGCGGCACTCGTTTACCTTCGGGCGTGATTTCGGACTGGCCGTCGCTGCAGCTGTAATTGTCGAACCGCAGGATCTCGGCGCCGAAGAAATCGTTCATCGCCCGCATCCGCCGCATGATCGGCGTGATCTCGATCTGGTAGAACGTGTCGAGTGCTTCGCCGACCTTCCCGAAGCCACCCGTGTTCGTCGGCACGATCCCGATCAGCTGGGGTGGCACGCGATGGGCAGCGAGCATGTCGTCGCGGCTGATATTCTTCACGCCCGAAAATTCGTCCTTCGCGGCGACATCGGCGATCGGCAGCACCTGGACGCCGTCCTTCCTGCCACCGGGCATGTAGAGAAACAGGTTCTTGAAGTTCCCGACGCCCTTGGCCGATTTCATCCGCTCGGCGACCTTTTTCGCCGTTTCCTGGTCGGCGAAAGCATCGTTTACGTAGAGGATAAAGCCGGCATGCGCGCCGTTGAGGTAATAGCGGCGGCGGAACAGCGTGGCGTTTTCGTTGAGCAGCCCGGATTGCAGGGCCGACAGCCATTCGGGCAGGCCATAGATTTCCTGCGCGACGTCGGGCTGCTGAAGCTGGAAGATCGCGCCGGGCGCAAACTGGTGCTCCTGCTGAATGCCGAGCCCGGTCCCGACGAAGAAAAACCCGCCCTCCCCCTTCGGCGCGCGCATGTGGCGCGCTGGCGCGTGCTTCGCCCGAGCGGTGCGCCCGCGCAGGTTCGGAATGTCTTCGAGGTAGCCATTGCCCATCTGGATGAAGTCGAGCGCGAACCGCTCGAAATCGTCGCTCGATAGCTGGTCGGTCGCCACCTGGTGCCCGGTCAGAAGGTTGACCTTCAGCCCGATCGCGCTGCGATGATGCGGTGCCATGTTGAACACCTGACACAGCCGGTCCATCGGCAGCGGCGGTTCGAACCAGCGCCCGTTATGATAGATCTCGAAATACTCGGTCAGCTCGCGCCGATCGAGGACGCTTTCGGCGTCGCCGAAGCTGAAGGCCATCGGCCCGCCTGCAGGGCTCACGTCGTCTCGGGTTGCGCTGGGCAAGGTCTGCTCGGGCATCGGGTCGGTTCCTTTCATCGGATCAGTCGTCATCGGAGAACACCGCCTGCGCCATGCCCGCGCTCTCGGCGGCGGCGGCAACGTCGAGCGGTTCGTTCGAAAAAGCGTGCAGAATGGCCCAGGCGATGTCCGCGTGCCCGATCTGGCCATTGCGTCCGGCGACGTAGGTGACACCCTTGCCGCTGCCGGTCAGCGCCGGGCGGATTGCCATGAATGCCTGCATTACGTGGTCCATCCGGCGTCGAATTCGACCCGGCCCGCGCGGAACAGCGACTGCCCCTTGATCACCAAAGCGGTCTTCGTGGCGATCGAATATTCGATCGAGCGAACGGTCGGGAACCAGTGCTTGACCAGTTCGAAGACCGCGCGGCCATGCCCCGTCGTGTCGATCGCGATGTCGGTGACGTTGAAGTGTCCCGCAATCTTTCTGATGAAGTCGGCCTGCCCCTGGAAATCGAGATCGTTGAGCCGGAACTTCGCGAGCACCCGCAATTTGCCGCCCGGCCGATCGGGCGGCGCGACCACCGCCAGCGCGGCATCGTCGCGGCCCTGCTTGTTCGGATCGTACCCGATCCACACCGGCGCATCGGCAAACGGGCGCCCGCCGGGGATATCGAGCAGCGCGGGCTGGAAATCGCGCCATTTGAAGAAGCTGTCGACCCGCGCGGGGGCGAGCCGCGCCCAAGGGAAGCTGCTGGCCGCATCGTCGACGAATTCGCATTGGTAAAGGTTGCGGAATTCGTCTTCGCTCGATTCCTCGCGCAGTTCGTCGATGTCCACCAGCGCGCCGAGCCCGCCCGCGATTGCGTCTTCCAGCGTAACAACCTGGGACCAGCTGCCATCGGGCATGATCCCGCCGGTCTTCAGGTTCTTGTGGCTGGTATCGAAGGCGCGTTGCTTGGCCTTGGCTTTGCCCGAGTTCCATTCCTCGCCCGACCAGAAGGCGTAGGCTTCGTGCGTTTTCGTCGATGGCGTCGAGAAATAGGTCCGCTTGTAGATCTTGTGCGTCGCCATTGCCGCGGCGACCTTGCGCAGCTGGGCAAAGCCGTGGACCCAGAAGAATTCATCGAAGTAGAAGTCGCCGCTTTCACCCTGCGCCGTGTTCGAATTGGTCGAGATCGGATAGAGGCCGACCATGTCGAGCGAGAGCGGATCACCGGCGTCGTCGGTCAGCCCGCCAAAGTCGATCATGATCGGATCGCCTGCGAGGTCCACATCGCAGACCCGCTTCACCCAGCTCACGATTTCGCGCTTGAATTTCAGCGCCTGCCGTTTCGACGCCGAAAGGAATATCTGGTTGCGCGGCTGTTCCCCGGCCAGCACCGCCTCGGCGATCTTCGCCACCGCCTCGCGCGCGAAATACCAGGTCGCGCCCATCTGGCGGGATTTGAGGATTTTGCGCGTGCGCTGGTCCCGCTGTTCCCACCACCCCGCCTGGTAGGCGAAATTCTTGTCGTGGAAGTCGTCGAGCAGCGCCTGCCACTGCTCTCGGCTGAGGAAATTCTTGCGCTTTTCGTCGCGCTTGGCCTGTGCCGCGTCATCGTTGCGCCGCGCGATCTTGGGGTTGAGATCGCCTTCCCTCCCGCTCCCTTCGTATTTCGCGATGCGAGCCGATCGTTCCATCTGGCGCATCAGGAAATCGACGCGCTTCATGTGCCCTTCGTTGAAGTCGTCGCGGTCCAGATAGCTCGCGATCTTCGCCTCGATCCGGTCTTCGATGATCTGGCGCGGGCTCGCATCGTCCCATTTGCCGCGCCGTTTCCAGCTGGCGAGGGTTTGATATTTCGGGATGCCAAGTTCGCGCTGGATATCTGCGAGCGGCCACCCGCGCCAATAGAGCGAGCGCGCCTGCCGCTGAAGGTAGGCGGCGGTCAGTTCGGTCTGGCCGGCGTGGGCGGGTAGCAGTTGCATGGCATTCGCCATGCACCCCGCTGTTGGGCGGCGGTCTATCGCCCGGCGTGGTGGAATGCGGTTTCACCCGCGCGCGGCGTTGCATGAATGCGCGCTTCGGGGGCCTTAGTGCGCTCAGCAATCTTTCCGCGATGAACGCGCCAGGCACGGCGCAGCGACCTTGGAGCCGACAACGCCATGAAGACCAAGCCTTTCCTGCTCGCCACCGCCGGTTCCACCGTCGACAGCCGCACGATCGATGAAAACGACATCAAGCAGATGGCGTCGAGCTATGATCCGAAGACCTACGGCGCACGGCTCAATATCGAGCATATTCGCGGGCTCGGCACCGAAGGCCCGTTCCGCGCCTATGGCGATGTCCTGGAGCTTTCGACCGGCGAGGTCGACGTCAACTTCAACGGCGAGACCGAAAAGCGCCTGGGTCTGTTCGGCACCTTCGACGTCACCGACGACGCCAAGCAGCTGAACGACGCGGGGCAGAAGGTCTATCCCTCGGTCGAAATCCATCCGAACTTCGGCGGCAAGGGCTACTGCTACCTGGTGGGCGTCGCGCTGACCGACAGTCCGGCCTCGATCGCAACCGAACGCCTGAAGTTCAACCGCAGCCTGCCCGACGCGATCACGCTGTCGCGCGACGAAGCGGCCCTGCTCGAATTCGCGGACGCCGGGACCGGCGACGCCACCGGCCAGAATTTCATCCAACGCTTCGGCGCGATGCTCGACGAAAAGCTGGGCAAGCTCGGCGGTGGAAAACCCGTCGAAAAGCCAGCCTCCAAGAATGGCGACGACGAAACGGATGCCTTCAACATCACCGATCTGCAGCCGATGCTGACCGAACTGGGCCAGCTTTGCGCCGACGAAATCGGCAAGCTCGACGCGCGCTACCGCGAAGAGATCGACGCGCTTTCGGTAAAGGTCACCCGCATCGACAAGACGATCGAGGCCACGCCCGCGCAGAGCCACACCGCCCGACCCGCAGCCACCGGCAACGCCGACGAAAAGACCGACTGCTGATCCACCCAAACCCGCATCCACCCGAGCAAAGCCCCGCACCCGCTTCGCTTAAGGAACCGACCCGATGAAAACCGCCACCCGCCTGAAGTTCGCGGCCTTCGTTTCGCAGATCGCCCTGATCAACGGCCTCTCCACCCCTGCCGACCCGGAAAAGGGGACTTCGAAGTTCAACGTCTCGCCCAACGTCGAACAGAAGCTCGAAGATCGCCTGCGCGCGTCGAGCGAATTCTTGCAGATGGTCAACGTCATCCCGGTGAGCGAGCAGGAAGGCGCGGTGCTGGGCGTCGGCGTGTCCAAGTCGCTCGCCGGCCGGACCGACACCAGCGACGGCACCCGCCGCGATCCGCAGGCTGTCGGCAACGCGAACGAGAAGCATCGCTACCTGTGCAAGAAGACCAATTTCGACTGGTCGATGCGCTACGCCCTGCTCGACGCCTGGGCCCACCGCCCGAATTTCCAGACGCTGGTGCGCGACGACATTCTCGCGCAGCAGGCGCAGGACCGGATCATCATCGGCTTCCACGGCACCAGCGCGGCAGCCGACACCGATCGCGTCGCCAATCCGCTGCTGCAGGACGTCAACCTCGGGTGGCTGCACAAGATCCGCACCGATGCGCCTGCGCAGGTGATGGACGATGGCGCCCTCACGGTCGAAAGCGACGGCACTGACAACGCCGCGCTCAAGGCGATCTACGTGAAGGATGGCGCGACCCTGTTCGACGAATCGCTCGACAATGCGACCGATGCCGACGCCGACTATGCCTCGCTCGATGCGCTGGTGCTGGACGCCAAGCGCGGCATCCATGAACGCCATCGCGGCGATACCGACCTGGTCGTGATCGTCGGGCATGACCTGCTTGACGACAAGTATTTCAACATCGCGCAGAAGACCGGCGCGACCGCGACCGAGCAGGAAGCGACCGACCGCATCCTCGCTTCCACCAAGATGCTCGGCGGTCTGCAGGCCTACCGCGTCAGCGGCTTCCCCGCGAATTCGATCCTGATCACCAAGCTCTCCAACCTGTCGATCTACTGGCAGGAAGGCAGCCGCCGCCGTCGCCTGGTCGACGAGCCCGAATATGATCGCATCGCGAACTATGAATCGGTCAACGAGGCCTACGTGGTCGAGGAATACCAGCTGGCGGTGCTGGTCGAGAATATCGTGATCGGCGCGGCACCGGACCGCCCGGATCCCGCCTAACCCGACCTGATGGACAGGGGCGCACCTGCCGTGCGTCCCGTCATCGCCCCGCAATTTTCCTCCACGCTGCAGGAGCCCCCGCTGATGACCAGTCCCTTCCTTCGCAACCGCCAGCGCAAGCTGGCCGCACAGTCGGGCGAAGCGGCGACCGCGCACATGCCCAAGCCGCGCGACGAAAAGAGCGCGACCGGTCAGGAATATGCCGGGCTGAAGGTCCGCCTGCACGATCAGCTGCGCCAACTTCAGGACGTGGAAAGCCACGAAGCACGCATCCCCATGAAGGCGCAGTTTGTGAAGGACTTCGCGCCGTGGGTCGATGGCGTGATCGAGGCCGACAAGCCGGTCGAGGACGAGATCGTGATGACCAGCCTCGTCTGGTCGATCGACATCGGCGAGTTCGAACGTGCGGTCGAGATCGGCGAATTCGCGCTGCGCCACGGCATGTCGATGCCAGAACGCTACAAGCGCAGCGTGGCGTGCTTCCTGCGCGAAGATATCGCCGAGATCGCGATCGCGGATTCCGACGCGGTCGATCTGCCGCTTCTCGTGAAAATCGATTCGCTCACTGCCGATGCCGACATGCCAGACGCTGCGAAGGCGAAGCTGCACAAGGCGCTGGGCCGCGCCTGGCGCGCGAAGGCGGACGCTTTCGATGCGAGCGACGACAGCGCCCCTGCCGGGGGTGAGGCGGCCTACGTTTCCGCCGCGCTCGACCAGCTCCGCCGCGCGCTCACGCTCGACAAGAAAGCGGGCGTCAAGAAGGACATCGAACAGCTCGACCGCCGTCTCGCCAAGCTGCAGGAAAGTCAGGGAAATGGCGATCCCGCCGACTGAGATCACGCGCGAAGAGAAACGCGCGGATAGCCGCCGCCTCGCTCTGTTCGCCGCCTCATGCGTGTTTTTGGCTGTTGCTCTCGCATTGCTGATTCCGGAACGCCCCACGGCGCTGGGGGGCGATCGGTCCGATCGGCGGGGCGCATGCCCTACCCGCTCGTGCCCGGTCTCACCCCCCACTTGCCGGGAAATCTAGGACCCGACCGTGGCTGGACTGACCGCACCACCCGATAATGCAGCCGCACCCGACGGCCCGATCGTCGCGGCGGATGACTGGTTCCCCGGCATCGATACCGACGCGGTGCGCGAAAAGGTCCGCATCGGCGATGGGGCGGTGACCAATGCGCGGCTTACCGAAGCGGTCGTCGCCGGCATCCTTGCCGGGCTCGACGCCTTGGCCGACTGGCAGACGATGCACCGGAATGCCGGGGTCGCGAATCTCGAGGCCGTCACCACCCGAACCGTTGCGGGAGAGAACCTGGCCAATCTTCTGTGGGGCCGGATCGTCCTGTTCTATGCCGCCGCCGAGCTGATGGACGGGCACACCGATGTCGCCGCGACCGACGACGCGCTCGATCGGGAAGAAGAAAAGCGCGCCACTGCCGACACCTATCGCCGCAAGGCCTACGAAGCCGTCGCCGACCTGATGAAGATCGGCGCGAAGGAAGGTGACGCGGTCGGCCGCAACCGGGTGGAGCTGATATGATCGCCACGGCGCAGGATGGCGAAACTCTCGACGCTCTGGTCTGGCGTGTGCTCGGGCGCACCGCGGCGATCACCGAACAGGTCTATGACGCAAACCCCGGCTTGGCCGACCACGGCGCCCAGCTGCCGGGCGGAACGAGGGTAGACCTCACGCTCGCCGCACAAGCCGCCAGCGCGCCGCCGAAGCGCGATGTCGTCAACCTGTGGGATTAGGCGGATCCAGCAATGCAGAAACCCGCCAGCCTTCGCAAAGCACTTCATGCCGCGCTACCCTCGATCCGCTCCACGCCCGATCGCCTGGCGATCTGGATCGAGGACGGCGCGGTTCGCGTGCGCCAGACCGAAAGCCACTCCTTCGCGTTCCATTATCCGCTGTCGATCCTGCTGCGCGAGGAAAAGACCGACATCGCGATTGTAGTCCATGCGATCAATCGCTGGCTGCGCGCCAACCAGCCCGATCTGCTGGCGGGTGGCGCGGGCGATTCCTACAAGTTCGAGACGGACATCCTCGACAACGGCACCGCCGACATCCTGTTCACGATCGACCTGACTGAAAGCGTCTCGGTCGCCCGCAATCCCGACGAAAGCTGGGCGATCGATTACCTGCCCGAACCCGATCCCATGTTCGCCAGCGACGCGCCGGTCGAAGGGCTGGACGGCACGACGCCGCTGGCGGGCGTCGATGCGATCGTCGCCGATGGCGGCTGACCATGTCCCACTATGATTCCGATGCGCTGTCGGGGCTCGACCCGTGGCTGGCAGACGTCCTGCGCGGGCTGTGCCCGGCCAAGCGCAAACGCGCGGCACTGAAGCTCGGGCAGGCGCTCCGCCGATCGAACCTTGCGCGGATCAAGGACAACGTGGAACCCGACGGCAGCCCGATGGACAAGCGCAAGTCCCGCCTCGATCGGCGCGGACGCGTGCGCAGCAAAGCGGGCGGCAAGATGTTCCGCAAGCTGCGCTATGCCCGCCGCTGGCAGGTAAAGGCACGGGTCGACAGCGTGGAGCTTTCGCCTAAGGGCCGGTCGAACATCCCCGAGGTGCATCACTTCGGCAAAAAAGGCTTCGTCGGGCGCGGACCCGATGGCAGAAAGATTTTCACCCGATACCCCGAACGCCGCCTGCTCGGCTTCGGCAAGGGGGACGATCAGCTGGCGATCGACATTGCAGCGGACCTGATCGACCGGGACTAATTGCGGCGCTCCGGCCGCGAGGCCCGGTCAAATCCGCTTTCACCACTCGCCCGACTTACGCGCGGGAAATCCATCGGGCAGTCGACATGGCATGACTGCCGCCGCATCTTCCGTTGATCTGTCGCGCCTGCCGCCGCCGGACGTCATCGAAGATCTCGACTTCGAAACGATATTCGCCGCGCGCAAGGCAGACTTCCTCACCCGCTTTCCGCAGTTCAGCGCGAACGTGGAAAGCGATCCCGTCGTCAAGGCGCTGGAAGCGGGGGCCTATCGCGAACTGGTCCTGCGGGCGCGCATCAATGACGCGGTGCGGCGGGTGCTGGTCGCCTATGCGGCAGGCCCGGATCTCGACCATCTCGCAGCGTTGCTCGGCGTGGCGCGACAGGAGATCGCGCCCGCCGACGCACAGGCCGGTACGCTCGCCGTTTTCGAGGATGACGATGCGCTGCGGCGGCGCATGCTGCTCGCGCCAGACAGCTTCAGCGTGGCTGGCCCGGCCAGCGCCTATGTCTTTCACGCCCTGTCCGCCGATGCCGACGTTCTCGATGCGAGCGCGATCAGCCCCGCCCCCGGCGAAGTCACCGTTTCCGTCCTCTCTCGCAGCGGCGATGGCAGCGCACCTGCACAGCTGGTCGCCACGGTCCAGTCGTTGCTCGACGATGATGAAGTTCGCCCGCTGACCGACCAGGTCACGGTGCAAGGCGCGGACATCGTCGACGTCGCGATCGACGCGCAGCTGACCCTCTACCCCGGCCCCGACGAAACCTTGATCCTGACCGCTGCGAACGCCGCGCTTGACGATCTGCTTGCGAGCAACCGCCGCCTGGGCCGCGACCTCACACGCTCGGCAATCACTGCCGCCTTGCATGTCACGGGCGTCCAGAACGTCGCGCTGGTCGCGCCCGCTGCCGACGTCGTCATCGACCTTACGCAATGCGCCAATGTCGGCACCCGCTCTGTCGTCGTCTCGGGGACTGACACATGACCATCCTTCCCCCCAACTCCACCGCGCTCGAACGCAAGCTCGATCTGGTCGAGCAGGCACGCCTCGCGGCGGTGCCGGTGCCGATCGGCGACGTCTGGAACCCCGCGACGTGCCCCGCCGCACTGCTGCCCTGGCTGGCATGGGGCATCTCGATCGACATCTGGGACACCGGATGGACCGAACAGCAGAAGCGCGGTGCGATTGCCGCGGCGATCGCCGAACAGCGCCGTAAGGGTACCCGAGCAAGCCTGCGCACCGTGCTGGACCGTTTCGATCCGCTGATCGAAATTGTCGAATGGTTCGAGGATCGCGAAAACCTCGATCCCCATACCTTCCGGCTCGAGCTTCCTCTGAAGACGGTCAGCCCGGTCGAATACGATACGGAACTGGTCGCCGCGCTCTTGCGGGACATTGCCCAGGTCAAACCGCTTCGTGCGCACATGTCCGCCGTTTATCGCATGAAGGCCCAGGCCAATGCCTGGCTGCTGGGCGCGGGTTGGTCGGCCGGTCACACCAGGCTCGATGCCGACGCGGACGCCGAAGCCGCGCTCGATCCGGTCTGGGCGAGCTACCTGCAGACCGAGGATGGCGAGCCGCTGCGCAACGAAGCAACCGAAGACTTCCTGGTGGCGGCATGAGCGGCTTCGTCTTCACCGTTACCACCGCCGGGCTCGATGCCCTGGTCGATGCGCAGGCGGGCAAGATCGCCGCGATCGAGATCTCCGCGCTGGGTCTGTCCGCAGCGATCGTGGATGTCTCGCCCACGCTGATCGCGCTTCCTGGTGAATTCAAACGGATCGATACCTTCTCGGGCCAGTCGGTTTCCGAAACGATCATCCACATGACTGCGCTCGATGCGAGCGCAGAGACCTACGATGTGCGCAGCCTCGCGCTCTACCTTGCGGATGGCACACTTTTCGCCGCCTACTCGCGGGCCGAAGGCCCGCTATTCCGCAAGGTCGATATTGCGAGCTTCCTGTTCTCGATTGACATAGCCTTCTCCGAGGCAATCGCCGGCGACATTGCCTTCGGCGATGCCAGCTTCCTCTACCCGCCCGCCACCGAAGCCGTGAAGGGCGTGGCCGAAATCGCGACGCAGGTCGAGGTCGACGACGAAGCGGACGACGGGCGGATCGTCACCCCGCTCAAGCTTGCCACCCGCCTCGCGGAAGTGCTCGCCCCGATCATCCAGTCGATCGCCGACGAAGCCAGCGCGCGTGGCAATGCCGACGCGTCGCTCGACCAGGTCATCGGCGAAGAGGTGCAGCAGCGGACCGATGCCGACGCCGCCCTTCAGGGGCTGATCGATGCGCTGCTCGCGCGCACCATATCCGGTTCGGGCCTTGTCACCGGCGGCGGCACTCTGGCCAGCAACCGCGTGCTGCAGGTGCTTGCCGCCAGCGCGGCGGACGTTCTTGCGGGCACTGCCGCCGATCGCGCGATCACGCCGGCCGCGCTGGGCGGGATCGTCAAGTCCGTCGGCCAGAGCGGCTACATCTCGATTCCTACGGCAGACCCCGCCCGTCTGGTCGTTCTACAGTGGGGTCGGTTCACCGCTGCAGGCGACGCGCTGACCACGGTCACTTTCCCGCTCGCTTTTTCCCAGCCCGCATTCTCGGTCGTCGCCGATGGGAGCGATTCGACCGACACCGGGGTCAGCTCCAACAACGCGCGCGTCCGCGCGAACACGATCACCGCCACCGGCTTCGCCGCCTTCAGTGCGACCAACACCGCCGAGTCCTGCACCTTCATCGCCGTCGGGGAGATCGACAACTCGTGACCCTGTTCTTCAGCCCTTCCACCGGCGGCTTCTACGACGATGCCGTTCATGCCCCCGCCCGAATCCCGGGCGATGCGCTTCCGGTCGATCCTGCGCGGCACGCCGAACTGCTCGAGGCGCAGGCGAGCGAGGCGCCGGTCGCGATCGTGCCGAGCGAGACGGGAACGCCGGTCATGTCCCGCCAGCGCACCCTGACCGTTACTGAACGCCGCGCCCGGCTCCATGCAATCCTGGTCAACGAGACCGCGCGGCGCATCGCCGAGATCGCGGATCTCCAGCAGCAGCTGATCGACTTGCGGATCGGCGGAAGCGAAGCCGATGCGCGCTTTGCCGCGATCGATGCGGTCCGCGCGAACGCCGCCACCATCGCCGCCGCGATCGATGCCGCGGCGATGGCCGACCTGGCTGCCTTCGATCCGACCGCGCCCGAACAATGGGAGCCTCAACCGTGAGCCGCGTCAGCAACTTGCCTGCAATCGATCCGGCATCGATCGACGGGTCCGAAACCGTTCCGGTCGTGAAGAACGGCACGCTTGGTCGTGCACCAATCTCGACACTCGGGGAAGCCGCGGCTTCGAACGCTGCTGTTTCCGCGAACACCGCTCTCGCTGCAGAGGAGGCTGCGCGTGCCGCCCTCAATCCCAAAGCCGATGTTGCCGAAGGGCTCGCGACAGTCGCTGATGGCGAACACTTCAACGTGTTTGACGTAGGCGATGAGCTGGTGTCGATCTATCGCAAGGTCTCTTCGGTCTCGGCCGAGCTGATCAAAACCGTCTTCCAGCGGGCCGACATCCGCATCTTCGGCGCGAGCGCAGCAAGGGCCGACAACTCGGCCCAGATCAACGCCGCCATGGCCGCCGCGCTGATGATCTGGGTTCCCGCTGCCGCCTTCGGTTGCGCTGGCGGAGTGCTCAAGGCGCAGCTCGAGGGGCAGGTGATCGACGGCCCCGGCTTGATCGGAATGAATTCCGGTGAGACCGGCGCGCTCTTCGACAGTAACGGCAAGACGGTACATATCGGCGCGATCTGCTTCACCGCCAACGACACGGGGGCCAAGAACGACGTCGCTTCGCCAGCTGCGGATCGTAGCGCCCTGCTGCTCGACATGGACAAGGCGAGCACGCTGCGCGGCACGATGATCATGAATTTCGCGAACCGCGCGATCCTGCCGCGAAACGAGACGCCGAGCCGCCTCACCACCTTGAGCGCGAGCGACGTCAGCGTCTTCAACTGCTGGAAAGGATACGATCTCGGCGTCCGGGCGGCCGAATACACGACGTGGGACAATTGCCGAGCTCGCGGTTGCCGCGAAGCGGTGGATCTGGCGTCCGGCAACATCAATTGGACCGGCGGCTCGATCAACGACAATTACGACTGCCTTCTGATCACCGGGACCGACGTGCCGAACAATGGCCACAGCACCGTCACCGGGGTGCTGGTCAACCATGCGGACAATGCATTGGTCGCCGTGCGCGACGTCGACCTGGGCGCACTGATTACCAATTGCCAGATGTTCGATGGCAAAATCACAATTCAGCGATCGAAGGGCATAGCCATCCGGTCCAACATCATCGACGCGACCGAGTGGGTTTGTGGCGGTATCTCGGACGAAGAACCCGGCACCAACTTCGTCGAGGACAACACGATTATCGGCGCTTTCGCCAACACTGTCTTGACCAACGACGGCGGCTTCATAAGCGACACCCGTTTCAGGCGTAATTACAAGCCTGATGGTAAGCTGTTCTTCAGCAATGACGTGCCCGAGATCGCGCAGACGGTCCATCCGGGTGGTGGCAAGGCCTTGCTCACCGAATGGTGGGAATCCGGTTCCTATCGGACAGACGGCTTCAAGTGGTTTACCGATCCCGCCAAGGGCCATCTGTCGATCCACGGCTTCAATGCCGGTGAGCTGACGACCAACCCGGCCCTGACTGTTGGTCGGATCGGACCGGTGATCGGCTTCTTCGGAGCCCCCCCGGTTGGGCAGCAAAGTGTAAGCGCCGCTGCAACTTCAGCCGACGCAACCGACCTCGACAGCGCGATCGCCCTGGTTAACGAGCTGAAGGGCCTGACCAACAGCCTGCGGACGGCCTTGGTCAACCCTGGGTTGGCTTCGTGATCCGGTTCCTCGCCCTTCCCCTGCTGCCGCTCGGCCTGATTGCATGGCCCATCCTTCGCTGGGGGCGGCATGGTTGACATTGTCGAAGGCCGGGACGGGAACGCCGAGCAGATGCGTCTGATGATCGCCGCGACGGTGGAGCAGATGCTTGGTCGTCGTTCGGAAGAAAGCGACGAGATTGAGGAAAAACGGCTGCACGAAAAGATCGACGAGCGGGTCGATCGCAAGTTCGACAAGTTCAAGCTCTGGCTGCTGGGCACGGTGATCCTCAACCTCGCGCCGATGCTGATCACGGCGGGATCGGTGGTGTGGTTCGCTGCCGATATCAACAGCAAGATCGAGAACCTGACGGCCGGAGCGAGCGGAGCGGTGTCGCGCGTTGAATACGAGGCGTTCCGCCGCGAGGTCGAGCGCAGGCTGGAAGCCGACGAAGGGCGCATCGGCACGCTCGAAACCTATCACCGGCAGAATTGAGGGAGGACAGGACGATGAAGGATCACGACGCTTTCATGGCCGCGTGGCGGGCCTCGCGCGATGCTGACGGCGCGAAGATCGACCAGGCCGAATACGACCTCGTCATGGCGGCGATCGGGGGCACCTGGGCGCCTGCCGCCGCCGCGGCGGGTGGCGAGCCGAAGTGGCTGACGATCGCGCGCTCGAAGATCGGGCAGCGGGAGATCAAGGGTCCTAAGCACAACAGCTGGATCGCGAAGGGCTGGGCGCGCCTCGGCGCGGGATGGTTCAACGACGACGAGACGCCCTGGTGCGGCCTCTTCGTGGCCCATTGCATCGACGCGGCGGGCCTGCCGATCCCCAAGCCTTCGCAATTCCCGCGCGCGCTGGCCTGGCTCGAATGGGGCAAGCCCTGCAGGCCTGTGCTCGGCGCGGTGGTGGTGTTCGGCCGCACGGGTGGCGGCCACGTCGGCTTCCTCGTGGGCGAAAGTGCCACTGACTTCTACGTGCTTGGCGGCAACCAGAAGAACGCGGTCAACATTATGCCGCTGGCGAAGGACCGCGCGCGCGGATTTCGCTGGCCTGTCGGCCTGCCGCTCGGCACGTCGCCCTTGCTGCGCATGACCGGCGGCGTCCGGTCGGAGAACGAGGCATGAAGGATCCCCGCCAAGTCCGCGCGACTCTCGCCTTCGTCACGCTGGCGATGCTGTTCGCCGCGCTGCTGCTGGTCGCGTTCGGCGACGTCGAAGGCTCCGATCGCGAGCTCCTGCTGGTGCTGATCGGCGCGCTGGTGACCAACGCGAAAGATGCGCTCGGATTCTTCTTCGGCACGTCGCAATCGAGCCAAGAGAAATCCGATCTGCTGGCCCGCAACGGGCGTTCGGGAGGACACGAGACATGAGCTTTCTTACCGCCAATGGCCTGTTCGGGCTCGCGCGCTGGGGCTGGATCGTCATCGCACTGGTCGGCGCTCTGCTGATCGCTTGGGCGATCATCGGGACCTACGACAACACGCTCGACGATGCGCGCGAGAACGGCCGGGAGGCCGGGGCCGCGGGCACGGTAATCGCCGGGCAGAACCAGACCCTCGACCAACTGAAGGATGCCAACGATGCCGAACAGGATCTTCGCAGTGCTGGCGATCGCGATGCTCGCCGTTACGAGCAGTGCCTGCTCGACAACCGGCGAAAGGCTGCCTGCGAGCGATACCGCCCCATCGCGCCGGAATAGCAGCTGGTGCCAGGGCGACCGGCCGATCGGCTACGCCTCGGCCGACCGGCCGGGCCAGCACGATCCGGGCAACGAGCTCGACAGCGACGAGACGGTGAGAGCGATCCAGGAGCACAATGCGCGGCTGCGCGCGGCGTGCGCCGAAACGGCTCACCCCGAGTCCTGACCGGCCGATGTTCACCGGCGATCGCCTTCCCGAAGATATCCCCGCAGATCTGGCCGCATTGATCAGGATCGGCACGGTCACGTCTGTCGACCTTGCCAACGCACGCTGCATCGTGCGCTATGGCGACCCTGACGACGACGAACCGGGCGAGACGCCGCCAATCCGCTGGCTCGCCTTTCGTGCGGGGCATACCCGTATCTGGTCGCCGCCATCGGTTGGCGAACAGGTGTTGTTGCTGGCGCCCGACGGGCAGCTGGCGGCGGCGATCGCTCTTACCGGAATCGTTCAGCACGCGTTCCCGCCTGCCGGATCGGACGAAACACAGATCATCGAATTCGCCGATGGTGCGCGCATCTCTTACGATGCGCAGGCAAGCACACTGTCAGCCATCCTGCCCGGCGGTGCCACCGCTGTGATTGAAGCCCCCGGTGGCATCACCCTGCGCGGCGATGTCACCATAGAGGGCAAGCTTTCGGTCGGCGAGAACGCGACGATTGAGGGCAATGCAAGCGTCGCGGGCACCACCACGCTGCAGGGCAATGCTACCCTGCAAGGCAGCGCCACCATCGCTGGCGCGCTTGAAGCCGAGGGTGTCGATCTGGCTGGCCATGTCCATTCAGGCGTCACCACCGGCAGCGGAAAGACCTCCCCGCCCGACTAGGCACGCGTCCAGCGGAATAACTACTATATACTTAAATGAGCAGTCAAAATGAACGACTCTAAGCAACTGAAGTTGAGTTCTGCCCAATCAGGAAAAAATCAATATGATCGAATCCACGAGATCGGCGAACTCGTGGAGCGTTTTAACAACACTGCGACCGCGAAGCACATCTGGCTCCGCGTAGGTGATGTCGGCAGGAAAATATACTGAGCTTGAAAAGAGTGGCCCGGTCGTTGCGATTTCATTTCGCCCAAGCTTTACGGTATTTCCGAGAAACCTCATTTCATCTATATAGCCGTTTCCAAACATCATTTTATTGTTCTGTGCAGCAACAAGGAGACGTTGATGTTTTCTACGCACGTCCGCTGAGTGAAGGCCCCACAGGAGTACGTTACCAGGCTCACCTTTGCTATCCACGGCATACGGCTTGAGTGCCGCTATAGCGAGTTTGTCGTCATCAGAGAGTTTCCGAATTTTTTCTTGGGATCGCTTTTCTAAAAACTGGCTTTCGGTCTTCGAGATCGGAAAACTGACGCCGTTAGCGGTTCTTTGATTTCGTTCAGCGAGCACGCTTGCAAGTCCATCTAGACACGAGCGGATCTCATTGACCGTGGTCCCAGCTCGGGCGCGTATGGCGACTGGAATATCGCTTTTGCAGGTGGCCGTAAGCAGAAAGCCGGGAGCGTCGTTACGGGTCTCGAATTTCCAAATGATTTTGCTGGTGGCGTAATGCTCAATTTCGGCGGGTAAGCGTTCGGCTTCGGCTCGGGCCCAGTTGAGCCGCTCCCGCAATTCTTGAAGATCAGCTACCATGGATAATCCTCCGCACTTTGAAACCCACTCCGAAGAGGAAACCGAAGCGCGCCGCGAGGCAGCGCAAAAGCGGATGATGGCGACCCCGCCCAAGCCGCAAGAGAAGATGAAAACCCCGGCGAAGCCGAAACCCCGCCGGGGAAAGTCAGGCCAAAAGAAGGAAGGCTAGCCAAGCGATTGCCCAAAGGCAGTTGCCGACATTGACCTTTACCTCAATCGTCATCGTTTTTTTGGTCTTGTTCGCCATTGGATGGCTCCCAAGGCCGCAAGCGCTCGCAGCCCCATGAGGGATACGATAAGCCTCTGGTGCAACCTTTCGAGTGTGGTTGCGAGCAATCACCCCACCATCGCCTCACTAGTATTGGCTCCGGCAGTGTCGGTTGCTGTCCGGTTCCGCCCCGGTTCCCTTCCCCTCGGGTCGGGATGACCGTCTAAAGCGTGAACGCGGTCCGACATGCACAGGTAAGCCGCTCCGAATGACCGATTAGCAGTCGGTTCCATTGCGGGCCTGCAAGGCGATGGTGGGACAAATTGGGAAAGGAGTCGAGTCCGCTAGCTTTGTGTCCAGCGTTTGCGAGGTGAGCCTATCTGGCGAGGTATCGCCGCGAACTTAGGCGGCGAGCTTGTCAGTCCGCCGATAGTGCCGGCGGAATGGTGAAACCCCGTTCCACCTTGCCGCCCGCTGGCCTTTCGCGCGCGAAGCGCGATGTCTGGCGCCATGTTGGGCATGGACAGAAACACCGGCAAGCCACTTTCGGGCGACGCGCATCTGGCGCAGTCGATCGCCGACATCCTGTCGACCCCGCTGGGTAGCCGGACGATGCGGCGCGACTACGGTTCGCTGCTGTTCGAACTGATCGACCGGCCCATCAATGGCGCTATCCGAATGCTGCTCCATGCCGCGACCGCAATTGCGCTCGCCCGGTGGGAACCGCGCCTGCAGCTGACCCGCGTCCAGCTTGAAGGCGAGCCCGCCGATGGTCGGCTGACGATCCGCATCGAAGGACGCCGCACCGACCTGCCGGCAGCAAACAGCCTGCAGACCCTGACCATCCCGATCGATCTGAACCAGAGCCGCACGCGCGGCGCGACCAGCTGAAGGAACGAACAATGCCTTTCCACCACGGCCTGACCCTGACCGAAACGGCCACCGGCCCGCGCGCACTGGCGGCGCTGTCCAGCGCGGTGATCGGCATCATCGCTACCGCGACCAGCAGCGGCGATGCCGAGGCGCAGGCTGCGCTTGATGCCGCCTTCCCGCTGAACGAACCTGTGCTGATCTCGGGCCAGCCCGACATCGCGGCAGGCAAGGCGGGCGATGGCGGCACACTTGGTTCGGTGCTGACCGCGATCGGCGACCAGGCGAGCCCGATCATTGTCGTAGTGCGGGTCACGGAAGGCGAGGACCAGGACGAGACTGACCTCAACGTGATCGGCGCAACCGATGGTAACACCTATACCGGTCTGCAGGCGCTGCTCGCCGCGCAGACCAAGCTGGGCGTCAAACCGACGATCCTTGGCGCACCGGGCCTCGATACGCAGCCGGTCGTCGCCGAACTGGTCACCATCGCCAAGAAGCTGCGCGGCTTTGCCTATGTCGGCGCGAAGGGCGCGGACGGTTTCACCCCCGCGGCGACCGAAGCAGAAGCGATCACCTATCGCGACAACTTCTCCGATCGCGAACTCATGGTCATCTGGCCCGACACTGCCCAGGGAGGCGGAGACATCATCGCTCGCGCGCTGGGCCTGCGTGCAGCGATCGACGAAGCGACGGGCTGGCACAAGACGATTTCCAACGTACCCCTCGGCGGGGTCACCGGTCTCGAATACGACGTGCACTTCGATTTGACCGATCCCTCGACCGCCGCCGGTCTGCTCAATCAGAGCGAGGTCACCACGGTCATCCGGCAGAACGGCTTCCGTCTTTGGGGCAACCGCACCTGCGCCGATGCCCAGCAGCCGAACTTCGCCTTCGAAAGCGCGGTCCGCACCAGTCACGCGCTGCAGGAAACGATCGAACAGATCGTCGCGCCTTTCCTCGACCAGCCCATGACGCTCGGCCTCATCAAGGATCTGCTCGAAACCGGCAACGCCCGCTTCCGCCAGCTGGCGACCGAAGGCCGCATCATCGGCGCGGAAATGTTCTTCGACCCCGACCAGAACAGCACGCAGGAACTTGCCCAGGGTCGCCCGACATTCAGGGTCCAGTTCACGCCGGTCGCGCCGCTGGAAAACCCGAACGTCGATCTGGTGATCACCGATTTCTACTATTCGGACTTCGCCGAGCAGCTGACCTGATCGGCTTTCCCCGGAACCCGACCGCGACCGCCTGACCCTGCCAACCCGTACAAGGAATCCTTCGATGGGCATCCCACGCAAGCTGAAAAACATGAACATCCACGTCGATGGCCAGGGCTACCTTGGCGTGGCGTCGGAATACGAAGAGCCGGTGCTTGCCATCGCGACCGAGGAACATCGCGGCGGCGGTATGATCGGATCGGTCAAGATCGACCTGGGCGTCGAGCCGATGGAAGCCACGCTGAAGATGGGCGGGCACGAAGCCCGGCTGATCCGCAAGTTCGGCACCACCCGGGTCGACGGCGTGCGCGTGCGCCTGACCGGCGCTTACCAGGCAGACGATGGCACGCCCGCACAGGCGGTCGAAGTCTTCATCGGCGGGCGTTTTACCGAGATCACGCCGGGCACGTCCAAGGCGGGCGACGATACCGAGCAGGAATTCAAGGTTGCGGTCGCCTACTACCGCCGCGTCGTCGACGGCGTGCCGCAGGTTGAGATCGATATGGTCGCGGGACGCTTCATCGTCGGCGGTATCGATCGCTACGCGGAGATCATGGCGATCATCGCGAACTGAATTTGCCTTCGGCGTCCGGACCTTTTGCGGGGCAGCCGGGCGTCGGAATCGGGCTGGTCGGGCTTCCCTCTCCCCCTTTGACCGGCCAGCCCACCCTGCCCCGCCTGTTTCACCCTGACCCGCATCCCCGGCCTCAAGCAGCGAAGCGGTAGGCCAGAGAGAACAAAGGACGCCCCGCATGAACGACACCACCGCCGACACCCCCTCCGCCTTGGTCGCCGAAGGCAAGGAGCGCGCCAAGGCCGCGGGCAATGCGCCCGGCACCTTCGAAACGATCACACTGGTCGAGCCGATCACACGAGGCGAAACTACGATCGAGAAGCTGACGCTCCGCAAGCCCCAGTCGGGCGAGCTACGCGGCCTCAGCCTGTCCGACGTGATCGGGATGGACATTACCGCGCTGCTGAAGCTGATTCCCCGCATCAGCGAACCCGTACTGACCGAGGATGAATGCCTGCGGCTCGACCCGGCCGATCTGACCGAAGTCGGTGGAGTGGTGCGCGGTTTTTTTATGACACGGGCGGAGCGGCAGATGATGGAAGCGTTGATCGCGGAGCAACAGCCGAGGACCTGATGGATGACATCGCCGGCATCTATCACTGGCCCCTGTCCGAACTGGAGGCGATGCCGATCGACCGGCTGATCTACTGGCGCGAGCGCGCGGTTGCCTGGTGGAACCGCCACCGCGCGGGGAAGGAATAGGCCATGTCGAACAAGCTCTCGCTGGTCGTCGATTTCGTCGGAATCGACAAGATGTCCGGCAGTCTGCGCTCGATCATGCAGCTGGGCCGCAAGGGCACCCGCTCGCTCGGCGAATTGCGCGGCGAAGGGCGGCGGCTCGAATCACAGTTGCGCGACGTCCGCCGCCAGTTCGAAGGCGCATCGGGCAATGTCACCGAACTGATCGATCGCGAGCGGCAGCTGGAACGCGCGATCGAGAACACCAACCGCGAGCTGGGCGAGCGCAAGCGGCTCAATGCGATTGAGGGCAAGCGGCGGGCGATGGTCGCGCGCGGCGACGCGATGATGGCTTCGGGCCGCGAACAGATGGCCCAGGGCGCTACCCTAGCTGCCCCGCTGATCCTCGCTGCCAAGTCCGCCGCCGAGTTCTCCAGCGGCATGGTCGACATCCAGCAGAAGGCAAACCTAACGGATGCGGCGACGGCCCGTTTGGCAGGCCGGGTGGTCACGATGGCCAAGGACGCGAAGCGGATGCCCGAGGACATTCGGGCGGGTCTCGATCTGCTGCTGGCGAAAGGAGGCGATAGCCTTGGCCTTGCAGCGGCGGAGAAGATCATGGGCCCGACCGGGCGCATCGCCACTGCCTATAAAGTTGAAGTTCCGGATGCCGCTGGCGCCGCCTATGCCGCGATTAGCAACCTGAAGGTTCCAGCCTCGCAGACTGCGCGCATCTTCGATATCATGGCTGCCGCGGGCAACGAGGGCGCGTTCGAGGTAAAAAACATGGCGCGGCATTTCCCCGCGCTGACCGCGCAGATGCAGGCTCTAGGGGAAAAGGGCGCGCCGGCCGTCGCGGATCTGTCCGCCGCTCTGCAGGTCGCCATGAAGTCGGCGGGTAGCGAAGACCAAGCCGCGAACAACATTCAAAACCTGCTCGCGAAGATCAATGCGCCAGGCACCATCCGAGCCTTCCAGAAGAACTTCGGCGTCGACCTGCCCGCCGCCATGAAGAAGTTGACCGACGAAGGCTATTCCTCGCTCGAGGCGATCGCGCTGGTCACCGACAAGGCGACAGGCGGCGACATGAAGAAACTCGGCTTCGCGTTCGAGGACATGCAGGCGCGCCAGGGCGTCATGGCGCTTATGCAGAATATCGATGTCTATCGAGACATTCGGCGCAAGGCGATGAATTCAGCGGGCACGGTCGACGATGCTTTTGACCAGCGCGCGCTGAACGATGCGCTGGTGAATTGGGAGGCGTTCAAAGGCAGCCTGTCGTCAGTCGCGATCATCATGGGGCAAAAACTCCTCCCGCCGATGACGTCTGCAATGGAAATGATCGGGGGCTTGGCGAATAAGGTCGGAACGTGGGCCCAGGCCAACCCCGAGGCCGCTGCAACGCTGATGAAACTGGTCGCGGGGCTGGCCGTGCTGAAGGTCGGACTCGGCGCTGGCATGTTTCTGCTGGGCGGTTTCATGAAACCACTGTCGAGCCTGATTGCCCTGTCGTCGCGCCTCGGGCTGACGTCCAAGGCTTTCATGGTCCTTCGCACCGCCGCACTCTTCATGGGCAAGGGGATGCTGAAGGCGGGCCTGATGATGCTCGCGAACCCGATGGTTCTCGCCATCACCCTGCTTGTCGTCGCGATCGCAGGTGCGGGCTACTTGATCTACAAGCATTGGGACACGATCAAGGCGACCTTCCTCAACGCCTGGAATGCGATCAAGGGCTATCTCGGCGGCGCGCCCGCTTGGCTGAAGGGAATCGGCACCGCGATGATGCAGGGGCTGTTGCTCGCCATCAATCCGATGGCGCTGGCCCGCAAGCTGATCTTGGTCGCGAAAAACGGCGTCGCCGCCTTCAAGAACTATCTTGGTATCAAGTCTCCCTCGCGTGTCTTCATGGCGATGGGCGAACATACGGGCGAAGGTCTGGCGCTGGGGATCGAGCGCAAGCGGGGCCGCGTCGCGGGCGCAGCGGGCAGGATGGCGGCGGGCGCAGCTGCGGCCGGTGCGCTTGCAATGGCACCCGCCCCGGGCGCCGCACGCCAAAGCACGGCGAATCAGGCAAGCCCCGCGGCGATCACGATCCATATTCACCAGATGCCCGGCGAGAATTCGGGCGATCTCGCGCGCCGCGTAGCCGACGAGCTCGAACGGCGTCAGGCGATCGCCGCGCGCGGCAGCTACAGGGACGACGTCTGATGGCGAGCCGCCCCATCCCCTCTCCCCGCGAGCTGATGACGCTGGGCATGTTCATTTTCGGGATGGACAGCGCAGCCTATCAGAACCTGCAGCGCAGCCGTTCGTGGCGTCACGCCCTCAGCGAACGGCACGACGCCCGCGATGCGGCGCAGTTCACCGGTCCCGGGCCGGAAACCATCGGCCTGTCGGGGCTGCTGGTACCCGAGCTCGGCGCGGACTTCGCGGCGATGGAAGTGCTTGCTGCGATGGCCGACACCGGCGATCACTTTCCGCTGATGGATGGGCTGGGCCGCATCCTTGGCCACTACCGCATCGTGAGGCTGGATGAAGACCACCTTACGATAATGGCAGGCGGCATTCCACGCCACATCGGCTTTCGCATCGAACTCGAACGTGGCCCGGATCAGCCAGTCGCGACCGAAGTGGACCCCGCAACATGACCGCCCGCAAGGCTGCCATCGCCCTTGCGGTGGAAGGCGGCGCGGATCTGGCCGAGAAGATCGATCCGCGCCTGGTCGGCCTTTCGCTGGTCGAAAAGCGCGAAGGCCAGGCCGATGAACTCGACGTGCGACTGCAGAATGCCGATGGTCGTCTGGCAATCCCCGATCCCGGCGTCGTGCTGACCCTGTCGATGGGCTGGCTATCGGGTGCCGATGTCGCGCTCGGGCTGTTCGACAAGGGGCGCTTCACGGTCGACGAAGTCGGCCAGGAAGGTCCGCCCGATGTCGTCACCTTTCGCGCGCGATCGGCGAACCTCACCGGCCTCTTGCGACAGCGGCGCACGAAGACCTGGAAGGACATCACGCTCGGCGCACTCCTGCATGAAATCGCCGCGCGCCATGGCAGCACCGCCCGCGTCGACGGTGCGCTCGCGGCGCTTCAGGTCGAGCCGATCGAGCAAGAAGGCAAGAGCGACGCCGCCTTCGTCGCCGATCTCGGGCGCCGCTACGATGCGATCGCTACGTGGAAGGGCGGCAAGCTGATTTTCCTGCCGATCGGCAAGTCAGCGACCGCCGATGGCACCGCTCTGGGCGCCCAGTTGCTGGTCAAACGCGATGGCTGGCGCTGGTCGTTCAATCGCGCCGATCGCGAGAATTACGATGGCGCTGCGGCGCAGTGGCAGGATCAGGATGCAGGGCGTCGTCGGACGGTCGAGGTCGGCGGCGACAACCGGCGCAAGCTGAAGCGGGTTTACGCGAGCGAAGCCGAGGCACGCCAGGCCGCCACCGCGGCGGCCGGGCGCGCGGCGCGCATGCCCTATCGCTTCACATACGATCTCGCGATCGCAGATCCCGCGCTGCAGCCTGACATGAAGGTCGCGCTGTCTGGCTGGGGCGACAGGATCGATGGCATCTCATGGCTCGTAGAGAGCGTTCGCACCGACTATTCGGCGCAGGGCATGGTTCAGTCGATCGAGCTCGAGAGCGCCTAACCGCCAATACGCTCGATCAATTCGCCAGCCTTCCGGATTGCGATCTGAATCTGGGTTTCGGTCAAGTTGCCGCATTCGGTCTGGAGTTGCTGACCGTCAAGGTCACCGGCCTCCATCGGATTCAATTCGACCAGCGCTGCGCGCCAAGCACAGCTGCTCACCTGATCGATCTGAACTGCGCCATCGCAACTGGAGCCGAGGCAAAAGGCGACGTTCCGCATCGCTTCGTAATCACCCTTCCATGCATTCGGCCAGTCTTGCCGCTCGAACGATACCTGCTGGGTCGCACAAAGCGCGGTTGAACAGACAGCTGCTGTCGGAGCGGGTGGCGCACCGGCAGGGAGGGCGATCGCCTCATAGGTCGCTTCGGCCTCGCGGGTAGCTGAATCGATCTCGGCTTTGCTATCTACTGCGTCTTCGACGACGCTAGTGTTCGTCTCGACAACGTCAGGTTTGACCTCTCCATCGCCGCCCGATGCGCAGAACGCGAGGCCCAGAATGGCAACCACCAGAAGGACCGCACAACCTATGCCCGTGGCGAGGGCATTCTTCCGCCTTTCTTTGACTTCCCCTTCGGTCAGAACATGGTGGCAATGCGGACACTTCGTTGCCAGCAGTGCGATGTCTTCGTGGCAAGCGGGGCACGGCAGCTTCATACTTTTCTCACGATGGCGACCACGCGCCCGATCACGAACAATTCGTCGTCGACAGCGCGATCTTCGGGCACGGATGGATTGTCGGACAGGATGGCGATGCTTCCATCGGGGCGCGGGCGCAGCCGCTTTACCATCCCCACGCCGCCGAAGCTGAAGGCCCATATCTGGTCGGCGATCCGTACCGTGTCGACACTGCGGTCGATCAGCATCTGGTCGTTCGATCCTATCGTCGGGGCCATGCTGTCACCAAGCCCATCCGCGATGACCAGGTCCTCGGCCTTCGCTTTCGTATAGCGTCGGATGAACGACAGCGGGAACGGTTCAAGCCGCGTTTCCGGGTCGACATCGTCGAGATAGGTCCCGCCCATCCCATAGGCCAGATCTATAACCGGGATTTCAAGGACGCGGTCATCGCGCGGCGCTGGTGAATAGCTGCGTCGCGGTTCTTGGAGGGCACCGGCCGGACCGGGATCGTCGGTTTCATCGAGCAGGAATTCCACCGATGTTCCCAACTCGCGAGCGATTGCAGCGACACCATTCGGATTACGCGTCAAACCCTGCTCAATACGATTGATGGTCGATTGAGGATGACCGGTTCGCCGCCCAAGCTCCGCTTGGGAAATATCCAGCCTTTGGCGCAATTCCGCCATCCGATCAGATCTGAACCCGGCCATGCCCGCTAGTTATCCACAAATGGGTGGCTTGGCGTTAGCCAATATTGGGTTGCGCAGTGACTATAATTTGGGTAGCTACCCATTCATGGATAACAGCCCCACCCGATACGAAGCCCTTTTGCTCTGCGTGAAGCGAGCCGGTTCGATCAGTCAGCTGGGTCGCGACTTGGAGATCCCCCAATCGACCATGTCGCGCATCGTCAACTCTTCGAAGCAGCTGCCTGCGGAGGATGGTAAAGTCATTCTCGCAGAACAGCTCTACGGCGTCTCTCGCCACGACCTGCGCCCCGACATCTACCCCCGCGAGACGATGGTCGATGCGCACGTTGGGCAGCGTTTCCAAGGCGTCGATCGCCATGCCGGGTCCCCTTTAGTTCGTACAAACGCTTCTACACGCCGCCCCGGCGCGCCGTCTTGTGAAGCTTCGCGCAAACATTTCACCCGCGTCGGTGCGGCATGAGCCTGCCCGTCGAGGAACAGCGGCAGGCCCGCGCCGTGCGTGAACTGATCGCCGCCGCCGGCGGGGTCGAAGCTGCGGAGCATGACTGCGGCAAGTCGAAATCGCTCTTCAGCGCGTACCAGTCGCCGAACGACCATCGCTCGATCACCCTGCGCGATATCGAAATCCTCGAAAGCCTCACGCACGGCAAGGCGGGGCATCCCATCGTGACCCGCTATCTCGCGCGTCAGGCGGGCTACATCCTTCTGCAGCGGCCCGACGTGCCCGCCGATCGCGGCACCATCCTCAACCTGCTCGCCAGGCAGGCCGAAGAACGCGGCCAGTGCGATCCAGAACTGATGCGCGCCTTGGCCGATGGGCAGATCGATGAAAAGGAAGCGCAGCGCCTGGTGCCCATGATGCGCCAACGGCTCGAAACCGATGCGCAGATGCTCGTGAAACTGGAAGCCATCGCAGAAGGTGTGGGAACATGAGCGCGGCGGGAGGGAACCTCACCAAAGCGCGTCCGATGATTGCCGCACCGCTGCAGTTTCGCTTGCGGCCGGGCGGGCGCAAGACGGGCAGCAGTTGCTTCATGCTTTGCCCGAAATGCGATGCGCCCGCCTTCATCCGAAGGTCGGAACGCATGAGCGAGCAGACGACGCACCTGACCTGCCACTGCACCGATTCCGGCTGCGGCCATATCTTCCGCGCCGACATCGTCTTCGTGCACACCTTGGTTGAAGGGAACATTGACCGGCCCGACCTGAACCTGCCGGTCTGCCCGCGCGATCAGGTGCAGCATGTCCGCCCCCCGCCGCACGGCGACAGCGACGACGAACCCGGTTTCTTCGATCCCGACCCGCAACCGCAGGGCGCCCGCAAGGACACCGGCTGACCGCCGATCACCGAACCGAACCGAAGGACACCGGCGGAGCGTGACTCCGCCGCAAGGGAGACTCACGCCATGCCCAGCGACAACGAACTGCGCCGATTGCGCGAAGCTATCACCCGCTTCTGCGTGGGCGTCGCGATCCTGAACATCGTCATTCTCTCCCACGCTCTGGTCGAATTCGCCACGCGATGAACCTCTCCGATGCCATCATTACCGCACTCAAGCGCGACTTCGGCTTCAAGAAGCAACGCGGCAAGTGGCTGCAGGAAGGGCTGTGCCCGCAATGCGGCAAGCGCGAAGCCTATTGCGCTGCCGAAGACCCCAAGATCGTTCGCTGCGGCCGGGCCGACCGATGCGGATGGGAAGACAGCGTCCGCAACCTGCTGCCCGACCTGTTCGAGGACTGGTCGAAGCGATTCCCGAAGACCGAGGAAAACCCGGACGCCGCTGCGGAAGCCTACCTGATCCACGAACGCGGGCTCGACATGCGCTTCCTGCGCGGCACCTTCAGCCAGGAAATCTACCAGGACCGCGATACGAACCAGACCTCGGCGACGATCCGTTTCCCGATTGGCGATTCCTGGTGGGAACGGATCATCGACAAGCCGGGGCGTTTTCCGAAGAAGGCGCACTTCAAATATGGCGGCAGCTGGTCGGGCCATTGCTGGACCCCCAAGGGGCTCGACATGGCTGCTCTCGCGCGCGCCGATCGGGTCTGGATAGCCGAGGGCATCTTCGACGCTGTCGCGCTCCACCAGGGTGCGCATCTGGCCGCTGTTTCGAACATGTCGGTCAACCCGTACCCCGAACACTTCCTCAAGGCTCTCGCCGACTACTGTCAGGCAGAAGGCATCGCCAAGCGGCCCGAGCTGGTCTTCGCCTTCGATGTCGGCGCCGCCGGTGTGTTCTTCACGAAGAAACATGTGAAGCGAGCGCGCGCCGAAGGCTGGAAGGCCTCCGCGGCGCAGGTTCGCCCTGATGGCGAGGGAACCAAGGTCGACTGGAACGACCTGCTGCTTCGCCATCAGTCATTCGACGGCAAGCCCGACAACGGCCCGCTCGGGCCGAAAGCAATCGAGCAATACCTGCACAACGGCGCGATCACGATTGCCGAGACGGCGATGCAGAAAGCGCGCCTGATCGTTGACCGCGCACAGGCATCGGCCAGGGCGATGACCAGCTTCGACATGCGGCACGACAACCGCATCTTCTGGGTCCGGGTCAAGGATGACGAAGACGGCGGAACGCAGATCAACCTGATCGAGATCGCGAACTGCGCCTTTCGCCTGCTCTACCGCGAACGAGACGAGAACGCCGACGAAACAACCTACTTCCTGAAGATCGACTTCCCCGATCGCGCTGGCGAGGTGAAGGCGCGGTTTTCTTCGGCAGCATGCGCCAATGCGGGCGAGTTCAAGAAGCGCCTCATGGCCTTCGCTGGCATGTGGTCGGGATCCGGCGAACAGCTCGACAGGATCATGAAGGCGCAGACCCGCCGCCTGAAGGTCGTCGAGCCTATCGGCTTCGTCGGCTATTCGCAGGCCCATCGGGCATGGGTTTTGGGCGATCTCGCGGTCCATCAGGGGCGCGTCCTGTCGGTCAATTCGGAGAATTACTTCGACGTCGGCAAGCACGCGGTGAAGCTGCGCAGTGCGGAGCGGATGCTGTCGATCGATTACGATCCCGACCAGCTCCGCTTCGACTGGCTCGAAGATGTCTGGACCGCGTACCGCACGCGCGGCCTGATCGCCCTCGCCTTCTGGGTCATGTCGGTTTTCGCTGTCCAGATACGCGAACGCCACAAGTCGCTGGGCTTCCTCGAAATCACCGGCCCGCCGGGCTCTGGCAAGTCGACCCTGATCGAATTCCTTTGGAAGCTGCTCGGGCGCGTCGGTTACGAAGGGTTCGATCCGAACAAGGCGACCCGCGCCTTCCTTGCCCGCTCGATGGTCAAGGTCGCGAACCTGCCGGTCGGCCTCATTGAAAGCGGGCGCGACGACGGCGGTCGCTCGCACGCGCGTCAGTTCGATCCGAACGAATTGCTTGTCCTCTACAACGGACGCTCCCCGCGCGGCATCGGGCGTAAATCAGGCGGCTTCGAGACCGAGGAACCGCCATTCCTCGGCTCGATCTACCTCATGCAGAACGAACGGATCGATGCGATTCCCGCCGTGCTGGAACGTCTGATGTCGATGGCGATCGACAAGTCCCTGTGGGGGCCGGGGACGAAGGAAGCCGCCCAGCGTCTCGAAAGCTGGCCGGTCGAGGACTGCAGCGGCACGATCGTCCATATCGCGCGCGAGGAAGCCAGCTTCCTCCCGTTCTTTTTCGACCGCTTCAAGCATCACGATGCAGACATGGGTCGGCGCGTCGAAGGCCTGACCAATGCCCGCCCGATCAAGTGCCACGCACAGCTGGCAGCCGCACTCGAAACCCTGCCGAAGCTCTTTCCGAACTGCCGTCAGGAATGGATTGAGGAAGCCATCGCCGAAGTCGACCGCATGGCGCTCGACCGGCAGCAATCGGCCGGCGGGGACCATCCCATCGTCGCCGATTTCTGGGAAAAGGTGGAATACCTGGTCGATCGAGAAAGCGGACACCCCGACCCGTTCCACAAGAGCCTGAACCGGCACCGGAAACCCGAAGACTTTATCGCGATCAACCTGCCCGATTTCGAGGCGCGCTGTCGTCGCGAAGGCATTTTTCCGCCCCCGCTCGACCAGCTGAAGAAGCTGCTGCGCGGTTCGAAGTCCCGCCGCTGGGTCGCGACCAAGCCGGTCAATCCGCCCGAGGGCAAAGCGCAGCAGTGCTGGGTCTTCGAGCAGCCCCGGGCGGGCAAATCACCATCGACATGATCGAGCAAATTCAGCCGCCGCCCGCGCGAGAGGGCGGACGGCACCAACCGCAGGGAGCCTGCACTATGACCGACCGAAGCCCAACCATCCATCCCGTTCGCTGCCGCTGCACCCGCTGCCGCGGGCCGATCACCATCCGCCGTCAACCGCGACCGCTGCGCTGGCAGCCGCATCCGTTCCTGTGGGTCTTCCTGTTCCTGCTCGTCTTCTGGGGCGGCGTCGCGGCGCTCGCCTGGTTCGCAATCGCCTGACCCGCCTTCACGAAAGGGGAAATTCCATGTCCGAACAATACTCCTTCGAATGCGCCTGCGCCCGCACCGCACGCAACAGCGTGCCATCTCCGCCTGCAGGCTGGTTGGTCGTCGATGGTCAGGCAATCTGTGATGATTGCGCGGTGGCGCGCACTGGCTTGCCCGCAGCGACGACGCAGACGATTGCAGCCGCACCGGACCTGTCGACATCGATCCGCCTGCGCTCGGGCGCCTATCTCGATCTGAGCAATCCCGACTGCAGCGTCGTCCAACCGGTCGATATCGCTGCTGGACTTCGCCAGCCCCGCTACAGCGCCCAGACCGCGCGCTATTTCTCGATTGCCCAGCACTCGGTTCTCGTCCTTCGCCTGGTCGAAGCACAGGCGCGGCTCGCTGGCGGGACGCGCGGCGTCCAACTGCGCCGCTGCGCTCTCATGCACGACGCCGCCGAAGCGTTCATCCACGACATCACCCGGCCGCTGAAGATCCTGCTGCCCGACTACCGCGCGGTAGAGGCGGTGCTCGAACGCCGACTTGCCCAGCACTTCGACATCGAATGGACGGCAGGTCGGCGCGAGATCGTGAAGGCGGCGGACATCACCGCGCTCGCGATCGAGAAGCGCGACCTGATCGGCGAACAGGAACGCTGGCCGATCCTCCGCGACGCGGATCCCGAGGCGCTGGCCCGACATCGCATCACCCGCGCCTGGCACCCCGACGAAGCCGAAGACCGCTTCCTCGCCGAATTTCACGCCCTCTGGCCCACCGCCGAAAGGAAAGCAGCATGAACATCAATCTGTTCGAGAAAAAGTGTGAGTGTGGCGGAATCATCATCGGCCCGCGCGAGGGCGGCAAAGCACGGGGCCGTTGGCTTGGCTACGACCAGTGCCTGAAATGCCGTGAAAAGTTGGATGCTCGGAAATGAGCCGCGCTTGGAAGGTCACCGAACAGGACGCCCGCCGCGAAACCCTCGCCCGGCTGCGCCTGACCCGCCCGCTCACGCCTGACGAACGCGCAGAGGAAGAGCGCCTCGAGCGCCGCCTCGCAAAGCGCGTCTGGCTCGCCCAGCAGGCCGAAGTCGAAGCCCGCATCGCCGCGCGGCTCAACGCCCATGAAAGGACCGCCGCATGAAGCCCGGCCAGTTCCCGACGCTGTCGATCGGCAGCGCCGCCAATATCGCCCGCGATCGCCTGCAGCCCGAGGTGATCAACATCGCCGTGCGGGTCGAGGATCGCGCCAGCTTCCTCGGCATCATCGATGCCCGCGAGCGCCAGCTCACGGCCGGGGCCAGTCCGTTCGTGCGAATGGACAATCCCGCCGCACAACTGACCGGCCTGACCGCCGACGCCGCCCTCGGTGCAGCGGACGCGATGAACGGGTCGAAGCCTGACAAGGCCCGCGCGATCGCCCGCCTCGAACACACCGCAGCAATGGCGATCGCCGCGCTCAACCAGTTGAAGGGGGAAATGTGATGGCTGACGGAACCGCAATCGAATGGACCGACGCTACGTGGAACGTCGTCAATGGCTGCTCGGTCACGTCGCCGGGCTGCAAGCACTGCTACGCGATGAAGCAGGCGCACCGGGTAGAGTGCCGGCGTGGCCTGACCGAAAAGACCGCAGGCGGCATGGTCTGGACGGGCGAGGTGCGCTTCAACGAAAAGGTGCTCGATCAGCCGCTACGCTGGAAGAAGCCGCGCCGCATCTTCGTGTGCGCCCACGGCGACGTGTTCCACGAGAGCGTGCCCGACAAATGGATCGACCGGGTGTTCGCGGTGATGGCGCTCTGCACGCAGCACACCTTCCAAGTGCTGACCAAGCGCAGCGCGCGGATGCGGAAATATTGCGCCGACCTGCGCAATGATGATGCCCGCTGGTTCAGCGCATTGCAGTCGGTCAGGACGGACCAGGGCAGCTTTGCCTTGCAGGACGCCCATGATCGGCTCGACAACGTGGGCATCTTGCGGAACGTCTGGCTTGGCGTCTCGGTCGAGGATCAGCAGCGCGCTGACGAACGCATTCCGGACCTGCTCGCCACCCCCGCTGCCGTCCGCTTCCTTTCCTGTGAGCCTATGCTCGGGCCGGTCGAACTCGGCTGTATCGAGCAACGCGGCAAAGAACTCTTCCGCGCCGATTTGATCGATGCGCTCAATGGCGAAGCTCTGGAATGCGACGGCAGCGGCGACAACTACGAAGTCCTCGCAGACCTGCCGAAACTGGATTGGGTCATCGTCGGTGGCGAGAGCGGCCCGAAGGCGCGGCCGATGCACCCAGATTGGGCGCGCTCCCTGCGCGACCAGTGCGCGGCCGCTGGCGTGCCGTTCCTCTTCAAGCAATGGGGTAATCACCGCCCCACCAGCGACTGCGAACATGGCGAATACATGATGCGCGCCACCAAGGCCGAGGCAGGTCGCCTGCTCGACGGCCTGCAGCATGACGGGTTTCCGGCATGAGCGGGCTCGACTTGGAAACCGCGCGTCTGTCGGCCTTCCAAGCGGTGCGCGACTGTGGAGTGATCAGGACCCGCTTCGATCATCCCGGCCTTGCATCGCTGTTTGAAGATGGACTGGTCGACTATCGCCGCGTTGCCGGCGACCAGAACGCGCTCGATTGGCAGATCACGCCCGAGGGCGCTGCCGAGTGCCGAGGGCTTGCGGCATGACCGCCAACCGCTCAACCGCCGTAATGCAGCGCCGCGAACCGACATCGGACGAACGCTTCGGGCCGCGCGGATTTCGCACCAGCCTCGATTATTTCCCGACTCCGCCCTGGGCTGCGCGCGCCGCGTGCGAATTTCTCGCCCGCGAGCTGGCCGAACCGCTGCGCGAACAGATCGTGTGGGAACCCGCTTGCGGCGAAGGGCACATGATGCGCGGGCTCGCCGACTATTTTGGTTGCGCCTTCGGCACCGATGTCCATCCTTTCGACGGGAGCGTGCCGCATGACTTCCTGATGCCGAAACTCCCGCACGCGATGGCGACCGCGCCCGATTGGGTCGCTACAAATCCACCCTTCAGGCTGGCGCGCGAGTTCGTGCAGCGGGCGATCCATGTCGCGCGGCGCGGCGTGGTCATGTTCGTCCGCTCTTCCTTCACCGAAGGGGACGAAAGACACCGCGCGATATTCACCGGCGATCTGACGCCCAGCTACGTCGTCACCTATGTCGAGCGCGTCGTTCTTCTGCGGGATCGCCTGATCCGAAGCGGCGCCGACGATCCCTTCAATCTCGATAAGGACGGGAAGCCGATAAAGGCTTCGTCCGCAACGAGCTACGCCCTGGTAATCTGGCTCCCCGGCCAGCACGACACCCGCCACCGCTGGATTCCTAAGTGCCGCCTGCGGATGGAGCGCCCCGGCGATTATCCCAAATATCCCGACCAATGGGCCGCGATCGCGCACGCACAGACTGGCGACCTACTGTGAGCGAACTTTTTGTCACGCCCCACGCCATCCAGCGTTACCGCGAGCGCGTCGAGGATGTCTCACCGCTTGAAGTCGACCGCCGCCTGAACGAGCCCGTCTTCATCCGCGCGGCGTATTTCGGCGCTCCCTTTGTGAAGCTGGGTGGTGGGCAGCGTGTCGTCATCAAGAGCTGGCGGGTGATAACGGTCCTACCCTCCGATCATGTGCCGGGCAGCCTAGATCGACGGCGCGACCATCTTTTCGAATGACACGCCCTGCCCGCCTTATCCTGGTCGCGTCGCGTGATCCTGCCGCCGAGCCTGCCCGGCCCGAGGCGATCGCGCTCGTGCGTCATTTGGCAAGGCGGCGCGTTCGGGCCATGATGCGCGACCATTTGGACGATTCGCCGCCCCGCACATGACCGCTGCAATTCTATATGCCCGCTATTCGACCGCGCTGCAGTCGCAGGACTCGGTGGAGGATCAGCTGCACCTGCTGCGCCAGCGCGCGGAGCGCGAGGGCTGGGTAATTCTCGACGAACAGGCCGACCCCGCGATCAGCGGCACCATTCGCAATCGCCCCGGCCTGATCTCCGCGATGGCTGCGATCGAGAGCGGCGACGCCGCAGTGCTGCTGGCGGAAAGCCTCGACCGGATTTCCCGCGACCAGGAGGACCTTGCCGGCATCTTCAAGCGGGTCCGGTTCGCAGGCGCGCGGATCATCACACTCTCCGAAGGCGAGGTCGGTTCGATGCATATCGGCCTGGGCGGGACCATGTCGGCGCTCTTCCTCGAACAGCTGGCGGCAAAGGTCCGGCGCGGCCATGTGGGGCGCGTGAAGGCCGGGCGCGTGCCCGGCGGGCTGTCCTACGGCTACCGCAAGGTCGTCGCGCTGCGCGAGGATGGCGAGCCCGAACGCGGCATGCGCGAGATCGACGAAATTGAAGCCGCGATCGTGCGGCGCATCTTCGAAGAATATGCCGAGGGCGAAGGAACCACCGCGATAGCAAAGCGCCTGAACGCCGAGGGCATCCCGAGCCCGCGCGGCGGGCTGTGGCGCGCGAACGCGATCACCGGCAACCGCCAGCGGGGCAATGGCATCCTGCACAACCAGCTCTATATCGGCCGCATCGTCTATAACCGGCAGGCCTTCAGAAAAGACCCGCAGACCCGCAAGCGCGTACCGCGCACCAACGACCAAGCCGATCGGGTCGAGCAGGACGTACCAGAGCTGCGAATCGTCGACGATGCGCTGTGGGAGAAAGTCCAGCAACGCCTCGCCGCCGCCGGCGGAGCGAGCCCGCAGATCCGCACGCGGGCTACGCGCCTGTTCTCAGGCAAGCTGCGCTGCGCGACCTGCGGCGGGTCGGTCATCATTATCTCAACCGATCGCTGGGGTTGCAGCACCCATCGGCAGACAGGAACTTGCGGCAACGGCTCGACCATCACCGACAGCGTCCTCCAGCGGCGGGTCTGGGCCGCGATCGAGCGCGACCTGCTGCATCCCGACGTCATTGCCGCCTATCTTGAAGAATTCCGGCTCGCTTGGGCGGAAGAGCGGCGCCGTCTGATCAGCGGTCGCGCGGATCTCGATCGCGAACTTGCGGGCATTGACGAACAGGAAGATCGCCTGGCCGATGCCATCCTCGCCGGAATCGCACCAGCCAAGCTCAAGGCCCGCGCCGACCAGCTGGCCGCACGTCGACAGGAGATCGCCGAGGCGCAGGCCGATATGCCCGAGATTACGCCGATCGTTGCGCACCCCGCAATCATCGAAGACTATCGCCGCCAGGTTGCGGATATGGCGAAGATCGCCGCAGGCGACGCCGAAGCGATCCGCCATGCTCGCCCGCTACTCGATCGCCTGATCGACCGGATCGACGTCGAACCGCGCGAAGGGCGCCAGGGCGTCGACCTGCTATTGCACGGCGAACTCGCGACCATCCTCGGCTTCGCCAACCCCGAAAACACAAACGCCGCCGACCAGAAGGCCAGCGGCGATTGTATGTTAACGATGGTTGCGGGAGTTGGATTTGAACCAACGACCTTCAGGTTATGA